AGCATGCGGCCGCCCTGCTGGATCAGCTGCCGCTCGATGGCGATGCGTGCCGCACCCTCGAGCGTCGGACTGCCCAGCAGCCGCTTCAGCTCGAGCAGGTTGCCAGCGGTGCTGGCGTCAAGGTACAGCGTCTGGCCGTACTCCTCATAGGTCAGTTCTCTCAGCTGGTCGTCAGTGATGTCCTCTAGTCTCTTGTTCATGCCTCGACTCTCCAGGGGCAGGTCTCGGCTGGACTAAGGCATTCAACGGGAATGCATCGCCAGCCGTCGGTAAAAGTACGTTGTGACTCGTTCCAGATCGCTCGGGCCGCACTGGCCGTCAACCACCCAACCATGTCGAACGCTGGGGCGTCCGGTTCATCCGTACCGGTGAACTTGACGTACAGCGTGCTCACCTCGACATCGAAACAGTGGTTGACGGGCGCCAGTGCGTGCGACGGCTTGGTGAGCGTCTTGATCTCCAAGCCGTGGTAAGGGTACAGGTCGGGCGTCGGCTGCTTCATGGCCTGACGTTCCCGGGCCTCAAGCCAAGGAACGTCCGAGTGGAACAGGTACAGGCTTGCAGCCAGCTCACCCAACAGCCCGAGCGTCCTCCGGCCGGGGTCGCCGGTGAACGATGCGTTCATGCCAGTCACGGTCAGTCGTGAAACGAGCATCGCCGCCCGGCATTGGGCAGCAACGGAGACTCTCGGATACGAGGGGGTGCTTGGCATGTCAGTCTCGGAAAAGGGCCGGACGGCGATGGGCTTCCGCCCGACCCCAGAGGAGTGTTGGCGGTGACGCTACAGGTGTCGGCTCAGGCCGTCAAGCCGCTCCAGATTTTCCTTCGACGGCACCGCCCAGCTTGCCCCGGGCCTCGGCCACCTGCTCACGCTTCCGCTGGCCCGGCGTCGGGACCAGGAAGCCGCCAGCAGCACCGATCAGCCCGGTCAGGACAGCCGGTGCCCCCAAGCCGCTAGCCGCCTGCTGAGCCGCTCCAACCACCTGCCGAATGATGCCCTCATTCTGGTCAGCGATCTCGTCCAGGGCATCGGCTTCAGCTCGAGCGACCGCCGCGGCCGACCTCAGCGTCGAAGGCATCGTCGGGCCGTCCGGGATGTTGCTGAAGCCCCGAACGCTGCATCCACAGTTCAAGCCGACCAACACGGATGTCAAGATCACGCAACGCATCGGAGATCCTCCGCAGTTCACGAGCAGCGTAAAGAATGGTGGCCGCCACGATCATGCCACTAGCGTCAGAGAGTGCCTCAAGCATCGGCATCCTCCTCTTCTGTTTCCGGTTCCGCCCCTTCGCACAGGTGGCCGTATGCCTCTTCCGCCAGTCCCCGACAGGCCAGCATGTTGCCCCACGTGTGCAGGTGCGTGGTGGTCGAATTTCGCTTGGTCTTGCTGAACACAATGATCACGGCGTCGGCCCCGACTTCTTCGATGAGCTGGGTACTGATTCGCTGCACGGCTTTTTGCTGGTCGCTGTGACGCATGCCAGGCCCCAATAATTCAAAATCGAATCTTGAAATACCCTAGTGTCAAGGCGTTGTGCCGCAGGGCTACAGACCGACGATCCGTCACACCGGGTCCGGCTGCCCCTCGAAGACCACCGACTTCAGGGCTTCGGCCGCCACGATCAGGTTCTGGGCCGACGCAATCATCACGTCGATTTGCGCCTTGTCGAGGTCGGTGACAGGTGCGACGTACTTGAATTCGGCTTCCAGGCCGCTCATGCCGCCGGTGATGCGGTCGAAGCCGCCTGCGATGTTGTGGAAGTGCTTGATGGTGTTCATGGTGTTCCTATGGATAAACGGTCAAGGTAGGAGCCGGTCCGTCGTAATCGCGCCAGCCTGAGATGTCCCCCGGATCCGATGGCAGGTAGATCATGACCATGATTTCCCACGGTCCCGTTGTCGAGTCCGGCATCGTTCCAGATAGGTCGTACCGAGAGTCCGTCGTCGATGCGTTGACTTTTTCCCCAACGTGCCACACTTCGTTCACCGTATCCCAAAGCGCAATCCACGGCGGCATGTTGTTGGTGCTGTTGTAGAAGCGAAGCGTGTTGGTACCGTAGTAGTTGGCCCGTAGGAAACTACCGCCGCCAAACGCCGGATCGTTGTAATTGGTGCTGCTAGAGAGGATCTCTTTCTGATAGAAAGCGTTCGCGACCGGCTGGTTTCCGTTGCTCGTCCAATAGAACGCGAAAATCCCGTCCTCGTTGGTGTCCCAATCGTCGCCGCCTGCCGGGATGAACTGCACGGTCGGCGGCGTCATCCCGTGTACTCCACGACGATCTCAAGGTCTGCGGTCGCGCTGCCGATCGTGATATCCAGCCCAAGCCGGTCGTTCTCATCGACCGCCGTGTTCGTCAGGCTGCCAGCCGATGCCCCGGTGCTGGTCGCGGTGATGCTGCCGATCGTGGTGGCATCGGTCAGGTTCTTCAGCACCGCCGTGCAACTGCCGCTTGACGTCTTCGCGTAGTAGTTCGTGATCGTCCGGGCCGTGGCGACCCGGCCGTCGATGGTGTAGGTCTTGCCGACCGTCGGGGCCTCGATCAGCATCAGGTAGCTGTCGGAAAGGTCGTTGTCCAGCTCGGTCAGGGCGATGGACGACCGAGCCACGCCCTTGAACTTGGCACCGGCACCGGCGGCATGGTCATAGGTGATCAGGTCGCCGTCCCTGCCAGCGCCCTGCGCGACGTTGACATCGGCTAGGTCGTTCAGCTCAGAACCACCTGAGAACGTACCGGCGCCGTCACACTGGATGATGCCGTCCAGGGTGGACGTGACCTCAAACGTGCCCGACGTCGTGATCGGGTTGGTGCCAGCGACGGTAAAACCGCCGGGCATCGACAGCCCGACGGACGTCACGGTGCCGGTGCCACCGGCCAGGGGGGCACAGTAGGACACGTCGGCGTCGGTCACGGTCAGCCCGACCGTCTGGGCTGCTGACGTCTCGACGATCTGCACCACGATTTCGGCCGGGGCGTTGGCGCCGACCTGGATCGTCCCGTCCCAGAGGCTGTTGGTGCTTGCGGTCTGGGTGGCGATGCTGTAGGACACCGCCGCACCGCTGGTGTTCTGGCTGGCGTTGATGCTGAGACCAGGCACCTCCAGCACGACAGCCGTCCCGTCGCCGGGGTCGGTCGTCAGGGTGACGTCCACCGTAGTGGCGTCGGTGTTGCTTAGCTCAAGCCTCGTCGGTGTGCACGCCATCACGGCCCCCCCGGAATGGGAACATCTGATTCAGTTTATCACGTCGCCGCTTACAACCACAGTCCTTTCCTGTGGCCTTGGCGACGGCCTCGGTGGCGGCCTTGATGCCCGTGGCCTTGGTGACGGCCTCGACCACGTCGCCCAGCCCGTCCAGTCTCGGTAGCCGTTTCGTCATGGGAACCGCCAGTCTCCGATGATGGTGATGGAAAACGACGCAGACACGTCTGGGAAGTATGCAGACGCCCAGGCACTGGCCGAGCACGCCGTCGTGCAGCCGTCAGGGTCGCCGGTATTTGCGTCCAGCGTGACCAACATCGGCACGTTGACGTTGTAAGAGCTGCCCGGCGGCGTGCAGTTGTTGTTGAACTGCGGCACCGCGCTGATCATCGACGGGGTGCCGGTGTAATCAGCGATCAGCAGATCGCACGCCTCGAAGCCTGTGCCGGTCGTGACGGTCGAGCCGGTACAGACCTGTGCGGAAACGTCGCACAGGCTGCTGTGGCTGTCGGTCACGGTCGTGCCGGGGCAGCCCAGTGAAATGATGTGGTTCACGTAGAACTCGTACGGCACCGTGGCCGTCGGCGGCTTGCTTTGCGTGTCACACGTAATCGTGCCGCCCGGCGCCGCATTCCACGTCACGGTCAGATTTCCGTGGACCCGGTACCGAATGTCGCCTGCCCCGGCGTTGGGATAGGTCGGCGTGTCTACATTCAGAGATGCGACCTGGACGGACCACGACGACCCGGCCGACCCTGTCGAGGCGATGTACCCCCGGAAGTTCAGCGGCACCGGTTGGGTCGGTAGCGACTCATGGTACTCGAGGCACTTCTCGTAGCCGCAACAGTCCGGCACGTCCGGGCAGGGGTCAAACGGACCGCCGCAGCACCCAGCATCGTTTTCGGTGTAATTGCCGCACGTGTTGTCCAGCGTGTCGCCGACGTCGTTTGTCGGTTCCCAGTAGCCGCAATACCCATTCTTGTAAATCGTGCCGTAGTCGAAGCCACACGTAGTCCAGTCCGCCGTGGACATGTACTTGAGCGTCTGGGTGGTCTGATAGCACGGCCGCAGAATGTGGTAGTCGGGCGTGTCACAGCAGCATGTGACCAGCGTGCTCATGCACAGGTGCCCGACAGCTGGTTGGGGTACTGGAACACAAGCCAGAACGACTTGGTGGTGTCCGGCGATCCGGTGCTGTCCACCATGCCAGCGGTCGGCGATGCCGCCATCACGATTGTGCCGATCGGGGCCGGGTTGAACGTCAGGCCCTTGTAGTCGGTGCTGGCCAGCCCGAACCACGTGGTGGTGGTGTTGTCCAGCTCCCAGACGTTGTAGCCCGTCATCGTCCTGGACGTGGTCGAGTACGGCTTGACGTCGCCACTGGCGTACTCAAGGTTGACTGGACGTAGGGTGTATTCCCACTTCGGGCCGGGATCGCTGATGATGCGCGTGGTAGCCGTGATCTCGTAGAGACCCGGCGTCGAAGCGTTGTAGATCGGCGACCTCATGCTCATGGGCAGCTTGCCGTGATGCCGACGGCCTCCCATTCCTTGACACTGATGCCGATGTCGCACAGGAAGTCAGCACCGGCCAGATGCGGCTGCGACCACCAGATGTACTCATTGTGGGTGCGTTCCGCGTTGTACGCGTTCACTTCCTCATCGAATTGCGACCCGATGACCCGGGGCACCTGAATGGCGTGCTTCCACGGATGGGACCGGAACGTGTAGGTAACCCGGTAGATGCCATTATTCAGCGGTGAGCAGCTGATCCCGGCAAACAGCACGTAGCCGGTGTTTCCGATGAAGCCGACGTCGGCACTGTTGCGGCGGCCAATGTAGGCCGATGCATTAGCGACCAGGTCGATGGCGCCGGTGTCCCGGGTACCGCCGTCTTCCCAGATCGGCGCCGGTCGCTGAATCGTCATGGTGGTCGTCAGGATCGGCAACGCGTACTGGATCGGCTGCCCGTTCCAGTCCACCTTGCGGCCACCGATGTCGGACACCTCGTGCCAGTCCTCGTCATTGCTGGCCACGAATGCGTCGGTCGATTCCGTCACCATGTCGGTCGGGATCGTCGGTGCCATCCGGAACGCCGACACGTTGGACGATCCGGCCTGCGTGGTCAGCTCGACGTACGGCTCAGTGGTGCTGGGCTGTTGGGCCAGCTCGAGGCCGACCCGATACACCCAGACCACGTCCGAGTCCTCGTTCGTGTTGTTCAGCCGCTCGACGGTCAGGCTGGACAGAACCCAGACCTCCGAGGTCGGCGTGTAAGTGCCGGTCGGGCCGGTGTACACCCCATCGATGCGAAGGTTGGCCCCGTCAGCCTCGGCGGCCGCGACCGCCGCCAGCGACGTCGTCGGCGGCGTGGTGCCAGCGGTCACACGCTTGTAGTAGCCGAAGAACGTGAAGTCCATCTTCCGCGTGTCGTTCGCGGTGTAGACCAGCCGATCCCCGGGAGTGTCTTTCCAGACGACTGCGGCGTGTGTCATAGTGCGGATGCCCCTTCATCAGACTTGCCAAACACCAGTCCTGCGGCGGCTTCGTTGTACTTGTACAGCCAGTACATCGGGTTGAAGGTCGTCAGAGCATCGGTCAGGGCACCGGCTGCACCGGCACCGGCCTCGGCCCCTACCTCACCACCCAGGGCACCGCCGATCTCTCGACCGGCCGACTCGACGCCGCCCGGCAACAGGTTCAGCGCTTCGCTGATCGACTCCGAGATGGCCACGCCGATGTCCTTCCACACTTCCGGATTGAAGGCATCTTCTGTCCAGAACTGGATAGCGTCGGACAGCATCGTGCCAAATGCCGAGAGGCCCGACTCAATGGCTGGCATGTTGTCGCGGAGCACTTCAGCCAGCTTGGCGGCAGCCGGGAACAGGGCGTCACCGACGGCCACCTTCAGTTTCATCAGTTCGGCGTTGAGTTCCGGCGACACGGCACGCATCTTTTCGAAGATCGACCCGAGGCCCTGCAGCCCAAGAAATGCCGCACCAATTCCCAGACCGGCGCCGAGACCCGACATGGCCATGCCGCCGGCACGGCCGACGCCAGCCGTGACGCCGCCGGTGACACTCTTGCCCAGGCCACGCATGGCCCTGGCAAATGGCTTGGTGTCAGCCCCGACCGTGACCGTGGCGGTTGTTTTGGCCATTGATGAACCTTTCGATCTCGGCCGCCAGTTCCTGCGGCGTCTTCTTCAGCTTGACACCGAAGACACGGAGCACCTCACGGAAGTCCACCCACAGCATGCTGCGGACCTCTTGCGGCGAACAATGTAGCCGACAGGCTACTGCCGCAATCACCCGAGGCCATTGGCTTCGAGCACCTCCGCTCGACACGACATGTACTCCTTGGCTGGCATGGCCAGCACCTCTTCGAGCGTCTTGCCGGTTGCCTTGGCGACCGCCAGCGGCTCTTGGTGGTGCTGCTCAGCCTGCTGGATGTCGATGATGTCCTGGACAGTCAGGAGCCGCATCAGGCAGTCCGCACGAAGGTCGAGGTGTACTGGATGGCGTTGTCGATCGAGCCGGAGATTTCCACCGACTCAGCCCGGAACGTTCCAGAGATCGTGATGGTGCCAGCTGAGAAGCTGCCCGAGTCCCCGACCGTCACGACGTTTTCGAGGTGCGTCACCGAGACTGAATCAGCCTCAGCGATGCCAGCGGCGTAGACCTTGAAGCTTGACCCGGCGTTGGTGATGTCAACGCGCGGAATTTCGCCCTTGGTGTAGGTGACGTCGATCACGCCCATGGCAGCGGCACCGCCGCCGTCATTCCAGGACATGTCCGACCCGTTGAATGCTGCTCCGGCCATCAGAGTGTTCCACAGGTGATGATGTATGACAAACTGGAAACGTACACGGGTTCCACATCGGCACCCCGTGAGAACAGGTCAGTAGTTTCCGACTCTCGAGACACGACCAGCGATGACGCAGCCAAGGCGGTCTCAACGTCAGCCGCCAGCGTCTCGGCTTCGAGCCGGGAATCGTGGAGGCAGTCGAATCGGAACGTGCAATGCACCGGCGCCATGTTGCCACCGGCGTACCGCGTAAAGTCGGCATTCTGCATCGTAAAGATGACCGCCGGGATGACGTCGCCCTTCTGTCGAATGTCAGCAGACACCGACACTCCGACCCCAGTGGTGACATGGGTCAGGGCGTCATAGACGTCTTCAATCACGGTCGAGAATGCGGTCATCCAAGTTTCCTCAGGTCGGACGATCGGATCCGTTCGCCACGTGCTTCGAGAGCTGCACGAACACCCCTAGCGAATCGATCGCGGATCTTCGGCAGTTCCGCACGAACTGCCAACGTCATGAATTGGTTGCCCGAATGCTTCCATCCGTGCAGCTTGTTGGTCCAGCCATGCTCCCAGAGATTGGCCAACCAGTTGTAGTAGTTTTTTCGCGTGTCCACGCTCAACAGGAGCGTCACGTCACCGATCTTGTCGGCCCGACCACGTGCCCGATACGCTTTGGGGCTTTTCATGCCTGCGCGATAGGAAAGAATGCGGCGGCTTCGCCTGTTCTTGCCCTTGCCGACGATGTAATGCGTTCGTCGACCGGTGCGGACCTTGACATCATTTCCGTACAACGCATCGACGAATGTCCCGGCGGCCGTGCTGAACTTTGTTTCCGGCCGTCCGATGAACAACCCGGATAGCCTGGCAGCTCGTTCCATTGCAGGTTCGAGTGCATATTTGGCAATGCTCTGAACCGAATTCCGAACGCCGAACCGTGTTTTACGGTTTAGCCGGTTCATCTCACTCTGCGACAATCGCAGCTTCAACGGAACTTCGACATCCAACGCCGAGTTTTTCGTGAACTTTCGAGGTCTGGCCATTACTGCCCGAACCTTTCCGCAGTCACCTCAAGCAACCGGCGCCTTCCGTCCATGTCTCGGACGGTCCGGACGTCCCAGTCCGACCCGTTCCACGTGGCACGCCAGTCGATCTTGATGAGCTCGTTGTAGGGCATGCGGAACTGGACGATGTCCGATCCGCTTTGCACCTGGTCATATTCCTCGGCCTTGCGGCTGCTCAGGATCAGGGCATCACACCGAACCGAGAACTGGAACGCGTACGTGACGTCCTTCTGCCCGGCACCGTCGGTTGTGGTGCTGGGCTTCGAGAATTCCACCAGATGCGTGTACCGGCCTCGGCTCACATGATTCCCCGGGAATGCATCTGGATGATCGCACGCACCGTAAACGGCACGTTGTAGACCGACACCTCTTCACCGGCTGACCGGTAAGTAAAGAAGTGATTACCAAGTCCGTAAATGGCAGCCTTCACCGTCGAATCGACCGGGGCGGCCGCGACCGAGAACGTGCCGGTGTATCGGTAGTTCTGCTTGAACGTGCCGGTATCGGTCAGCTGCACGAAGTGCTGGCCGAGGCTGCGATTCAGGAACCAGCTTGAGGTAACCGTGGCCGACGTCGTCCCGTCCGGGGCAAGGTCGGTGACGGCCGACATCGTGAGCGTACCGCCGGATGCTGGCACGACTTGAACCGTGCTGTACCAGTCCAGCGTGAACGTGGTGTTCCGCGTGTAGTGATGGGTCGCATGCTCCCAGTAAGTGACCGCCGTATCCAACGACCGCTGCAACGCCGGATCGTCGTCCGTGTAACCGATACCCACGTGGTCGCGGAACTCGGACAGCTGGAAGCCGTGTGCGGATTGACTCGTGATTTGCAGCATGCTGAACCCAGGAAGGGGGAGGCCCGAAGGCCCCCCCCCGACCCAAGGAGAAAGAGGTGATCAGGCGGTGTTGTAGAGCAGACGAGCCGACGCCTCGGGAAGAGTCCAGAGGCCGTCCGACCGCATCCACGACCGGAAGTTGATCAGACCCGACGCACCGCTCGAGTAGGGGTCCTGGATGGACTGCAGACCCTGACGGTCCGCGACCATGTAGGAACGCTTGTCGAGCAGGATCGCCGCGACCGCACCGTCGGCAGCCGACGGCATGTGGTCGCTCAGGTACACCGGGTAACCGAGGATCGTGCCGACGGCCAACGGGTTCTCCTGAACCGTGCCGGTCGCCTGCGGAAGGAAGACGAGACGGCTGTTGGTGTCGGTCGAGCCGACCACCGCGGCGTGAACCGCCGGCGACATGATCCACGACTTGGCGCCGGTGCGGTACCGACCGGGAAGACCGTTCATCGTGGCGATGAGGTCGTCGATGTCGATCTCGGCGGCGGTGTCGTTGCCGGCGGCGGCATCGACATCGTTGATGTTCGAGTTGCTGCCGGTGTTGACGTTGGTGGC